AGCGGACATTTGCTTTTATGGCGGCGCTGCCGGCGGTGGGAAAACTTTTGGCACACTGCTGGATCCACTGCGTCATGTGCATAATCCGCGCTTTGGCGCCGTTATTTTTCGCCGCACCACGCCGGAGCTGCGCGCCGAGGGCGGCATCTGGGATGACTCCGCCACGCTCTACCCACTCGTTAGCGCAAAGCCAAAGGAAACCACGCTGGAGTGGACCTTTCCGTCGGGTGCGCAGGTTACTATGGCTCACATGGAGCATGAAAAGGACCGCTTCAAGTGGCAGGGCGCGCAGATCTGCGGCATCTATTTCGAGGAAGTTACCCACTTCACGCGCGCACAGTTCTTCTACATGCTCAGCCGCAATCGTTCGACCTGCGGCATTCGCCCGTATATTCGCGCCACCTGCAACCCCGATCCGTACTCCTGGGTCAAAGATTTCCTCGCGCCCTGGCTCAGCAAAGATTACCCGCACCCGGCTGCATCCGGCGAAATCCGCTGGTTTTATCGTGATCATGGCAACGTCGTCTGGGTGCCTCCTGGCGAGAAGCCGCCGCGGGGCAAACGCTGCAAGTCCGTTACCTTCATTCGCGCCTCTGTCTTCGACAACAAAAAACTGCTGGAGAAAGACCCGGACTATCTCACCAACCTTGAGAACCTGCCGCTCATCGATAAGCTGCGCCTGCTCGATGGCGACTGGGACACGGTTATCGAGGGCAACTTCTTCCGCCGCGAGTGGTTCAGGATCATCGATCCGGAGATGTTACCTGCCAGCTTTGAGCGCACCGTGCGGCGCTGGGACTTCGCGGCCACCGAAGTCACGGAAGGCGAGCAGGTGGAAAATGCTATCTCCGGCAAAAAGTCTACGCCTGACTGGACGGCTGGCGTCAAGATGGCGAAGAAAAGCGGCACGATCTACATCCTCGATGTGGTGCATGTGCAAAAAGACCCCGGAGGTGTGGAAAAGGTGGTCATCGAAACGGCCAGGGCCGACGATGAATGCGTGGAGCGCCGCGGCCGCCTTACCCACAAAAAGCGCGTTGCCGTGCGCTGGGAGCAGGAACCGGGCAGCGCGGGCAAGTTTGTCACCAAAACCATGCGCAAGCTGCTCGCCGGCTTTGACTGCGACGGCGTACCCAGTAGCGGCGATAAGTCCGTGCGCGCCAGGCCATTTAGCAGCCAGGCTAAGGGCGGCAACGTCTGCCTCGTGCGCGCCTGGTGGAACGATCCCTACCTCAATGAACTCTGCGCATTTCCAAGCGAGGAGGTCCACGACGACATGGTAGACGGCACGAGCGGCGGCTACGACGACCTGGTCAGCATGAAAATTGGCGGCGCGTTACTGGGCGCGGATCTGTACAGCGAGGACGATGAGAGCGAGGACGACGAAGCATGACACGCAAAGGGCGATCACAACCGAAACGACGATCGCGCCGAACAGCGCGGCAGGATCAACGTCGCATCGACCAGCTCGCGCCGACGTCCTACGAAGCGCGCAAAGCAGCGAAGCTGGCAGCGCGTGCCTTCTCGCTCGACTGGGATGAGAACGAAGCGCTTGGCATGCCCGACGAACAGCGTCGGCAGGGCGCGGGTGGCACACTTACTGACTACGAGCGCAAGGAAACGCTGTGGCAGGCGTATCTCAACGTGCCGTGGATCAGCGCCTCTATCGACACCACCGCCAAACGCATCGTCTCCGGCGGCTACACCATCGACCCGGTGACGCAAGGCGAAGGCAACCAGGCACACTACGACGTGCTGGAATCCTTGATTCTGCGCACGGACGAAGACTGGGACTTCTTGCAATTCACCGAAAGCGTCGCGCTCGATCTCGGTATCTTTGGCGAGTCCTACGCGGAAATCGTCTGGGATGGAAACATCCCGTATGCCCTGCACCATATCGACTGCCTGACGATGAGTTACCACTCGGCCAAAAACGGGCAAATTACGGGCTATACCCAGCGCATGACGCACAGCGCCGAGACCGTCCCGTTTGAGCCACGCGAGATCATCCGCTGGTGGCGGCCCAGCCCGCGCGCGGCTATGCAGGCGCTGTCGTTTATCGAGAAGCTCAATAACGCCGTGTACAGCGACCAGAACATGGTCAACTGGGTGCATCGCTTCTTCAGGAACGGCGCGCGCCCCGATTTCTGGGTTTCGACCGATGGCGACGAGGAAGAGGCGCGCCGCCTCATCGCCTTCTTCCGCGAAAACTACACTGGCGTCAAGAACGCGCACATCCCGCCGGTGATGTATGCCGGTTCGCAGCTCCACGAATTCAACAAGCCGCCGGTAGACATTGATTTTGAAAAAGGCCGCAAAGGCACGCGCGACGAGATCCTGGCCGTCAGCGGCACGCCGCCGGCGATGGTCAATGTCATTGAATCGGGCAATATTGGTGGCGGGACCGGCGAATCGCAGCACAAGAGTTTCCAGTACAATACGACCGATCCGCTCAAACGCATCATCTTCGAGAAATTCAACTATCGTATCACGAAGCAAGGCTTTTGCATCTTTGATTGGCTTGTCGGTACCAAGTATGCCGATTACCGCGATGATAGTCAGGTCGCCGAAGTACAGGACAAACGTATCAGAAATGGTGCTTCGACGATCAACGAAGAGCGCGGCGCCATGGGCAGAAAGCCGCTGCCCAAAGGCGGCAACACCGCGGTGATCGTGACCACCAAAGAGATTACGCCAGTGGAACGCCTCGACGAGATCGCCGACGAGCAGCGCCAGCAAGCGGAGCTGACGATTGAGCAGGCGAAGGCTCCGCCGCCAGCGAAAGCCGCGCCTCCCGCTGATGCCGCAAAACCGCCAGAATCTGACGATACTGCGGCCAAAGATGACGCAAAAGCCACGAATGCTGACGATGCGTCGAAAGATGATGGCAGCCTGGCGCAGCCGGCGACTGCGAAGAAACAGGCCGAAAGCCGCGGAGATCTCCTTGACGAACTCTTTGCCTGGGAAATGCGCGCGCTCGAAGATGCGCGCGATGGTCATCGCCAGTGTGGCTTCACCACGACGATCATCCCGGAAGCACTGCACGCAGCCATCAGTCGCCGCCTGGAGCATTGCACCGACTTCGGTGAGATGATCAGCATCTTTACGGAGGCCCGCGCGAGCCTGATCGCGTGGCGTGAAAACGATCGTGTTGCAGCATTTGAGGCTTCAAGCGACCGCCCGACACTGTTGCAACAGCATACTGGTATGATGTTGGCGCTGCTCCTCGACCCAGAGACCGCGCAGCAGTTAGCCATTCCCGGCGGTGAGCCTCCCGGAGACCTGCACATCACGCTGGCCTTCCTGGGCGACATGGAGGATACGTCAGACGATGATTTACTGCGGCCACATACCTCACCGTTCAAAATGAGAGACGCTATTGCCATGATCGCAGCCAGGACAAAGCCGCTCGCGGGGAAGATCGCGGGCTTTGGCCGCTTTGACGCGCCGGAGGGCGAGCCGACGCCGATATTGGCGCTTCCCGATATTCCCGGCCTCGTCGAGTTTCGCACAAAGCTGGTGGAAGTCGTCGAGGCGGCAGGCTATTTCGTCGCCGCCGATCACGGGTATACGCCGCATATCACACTGGCCTACATCGATGCTAGTGCGCCTCTGCCGATCACCAGCGTGAGGCCGCTGCCACTCAGCTTCGAGACCGTTTGGCTCTGTGTTGGCGATGATCGCATTCCGTTCTCGCTTGCCAAAGCCGCGCCACCGGACGACGATGGTTCACTATCTCAAGTTGTGCCATTCCAGGAGGAGACTGTCGATGAAAACCTTTCGCACGCGAGCGCGCCGCCATCTGCGCTTTTCCAACCGGACGCCGCTGCCGCCGCTGCATTACGTGAACAGCATGATGCGGCTGCGGCTCTCGCAGATGTCGCTGCGGAAGGTCATTCCACGAATGACCTGCAAGCGCCCAGCGTACCTATGGTTGCCAATAACAGCGCCGCGGCCATAGCAAACGACGACGGTTCGTTATCTGAAGCTGCGCCTAACCCTGGTGGGGATACTGGTTCGCAAGCATCGGCTGCGACGCCCAACTCGTCCTTCGACACCGGCGGCTGGCAACAAAGCGATCCGGGCGTTGCAAAGCAGATCGCCGAAATCCGGGCGCGCGGCGTGACGCACTTGCGCTGGGACGGCCACAACGGAGCCTGTGATGAATGCATGCGAAACGACGGAGTCACGGTCCCGGTGGGGTCGCCATTTCCGACAGGGGCGTTGCTGCCACAGCAGCATCCAAATTGTATCTGTGGCTATACCGAACTCCAGGAGACGGAGCAGGGAATGCATGTTGTACGAAAAGTGAAGTTTGGCGTGCTATGATGCAGCCCATCAATGGCGCTGGCCTGCAATGGACAGCGCAAGTCCGAAACGCGGTCATGATCGAACAAGATATTGCGAAGATCGCGCTGCTCGTCAACACGCCGCTGTCCCTTGCCGCGCTGCGCGATGTGTGCGTGGAGGTCTGCTCGCATTACCCAGGCTCAGCGCAGCAAACGCTCTCACGGCTGTTTTGTGATCTGAGCGCGAACGCGACGACGCAGCTCGCGCATGATTTTGGGACGATGCACGCGGAGCGCATACCGCGATGACGAAGCAACGAGGATTGACCATGCCACGATCAAGCCAGTACCCGGAGCTGCATCAATATCTTTCCGATCTCTACGAGGCCGGCATGAGCATCGAGAACCTGGTGGAACATGGCTATTATCTTGCCGAGCGCCTGGCTGCGCATGTGGCATGGAAAGAGCATCGCGCGAATAACGATGTGCAGCGTCACCAGGAGGCGGCACTGATGCTGCGCGTGGTGTGCAGTGAATTGAACATTGGCCGCGAGATGCAGAAGGAGGCGAAGTAATTCTATGAACACTAACGTGCCTCGGTTGTTTTGCGTCACCTGGACCAACGCGCGCAAGAATACGCGCGACCTGCGTCGCCATGACAGCAACGAGGCCTTCGGCACACAGTATCCGAACGGCTTTGTCACGCTGGACAACGGCGCGAGCTTCGAGACGCTCGGCGAGCTGCGCCACTTCCTGGACGAGCATGGCGTTCATAGCTTGCAGTTTCTTGATGAAGGCGAAAGCGTGGATGAAGTGATGGTGCGTCGCATTGTCAATGACCAGGCAATGCGGATTGTAAGAAATATACGGATGTCAGGCAGTGGGCAGCGACGCCTGTCGGGATCGTCGCCTTCATCAAATTTTAGGCCGGAGCAAGCACGATGATCGAACATCCACCGCCCGCATCGCA